CGCTCAGATCTTCACAGCAGTAGCCAAACTCAAGGCAGATGCAGTTCCTACAGACGGAATGGTTTGCGTGATTCATCCTGAGATTGCGTTTGACTTGAAGAGTGCATTGACTTCTCAAGGCAATACACCTTTCACTGCAGGTGCTTATGGTGAAAATGCAAATGAAGCAATGAGAACAGGCTTCGTTGGTATGTTGGCTGGTATTCCAGTTTACGAAACCAGCAACATGGCCAACTCTGGTGCAGACGGCAACTACATTGGTGCTATTTTCCAGCGTGATGCTATTGGTCTTGGCTTGATTGGCGACATCTCTATTGAGACTCAGCGTCGTGCTGCGTTCCTGGGCGATGATATTGTGTGTTCTGCATATTATGGCACTGGCTTGCTGCAAAGCAACTATGGTCGTAGTCTGAACAACAACTCCAGCATCAACCCCTAATAGGAAACGACGATCATGGCTTTCATTACACAAGGAACCACCTTTTTCAGTTTTGCTGATTACGATGATGTTCTGGCCAAGGACAGTCGCCTGTTCTCTGCCAATGAAGGCCTGACTCAAGATGTTGTAGAAGACAGTCTTATTCGTTCAACACAACGCATCCTGGACATGTTTCGCTCAAGTGATTGGTGGAAGGATTATTACATCCGCCAGTCAGGAAGCATGGCCAATGTTGTGGTTGGACAGAGTATTAGTGTTCCGCCTCTTGACCCTTTCTTGATTCAAGCACGCCAAAATGATTTCACAGACCTCTGTGTGTATCATACTCTTTCTGAGTATCTGCTGGCAAAAGTGGCAGACTTTGGCAACCAAGATTCAGCAGAGCGTCAGAAGATTGGATTCTACGACACCAAGTTTCGCGACTTGTTTGACGAACTGATAGTGGCAGGCGACTGGTATGATTTCACCAATAATGGAACCATAACAGACGCTGAGAAATATCCCTATGTCAGCAACCTGGTGAGACGACGATGAGACAGGCCATAATAGACGGTATCTCCGCTGTTGCCCTGGGCACCTACGCTGTGAGCAGCGAGTTGCCCTGGAACGCGGCTGGAGAACAGTTGTATTACAAAAACTTCAAGGTGTTCTATGTTAGTGAGCCAGATTCTGTAGAGACTACTCTCTTCAACACACTGGACGCAGGAGTATTCGCAAGAAAAACTTCTACCATCCTGGTGTATGTCGTAAATGACGCAAAACTCAAGCCCTCAAACTATGATAGTGTGATGGATGCTGTAAGAAATGTCAAGGATACCACAGAAATAACTGGCGTTGTCAGTCGTGAATGTGATATCACTGTGACTTTTGAAGCAGACACCATGCTGACAGAATTTGAGTTCCGTTTCACGCAAACGAAAATAAACTAAAAAGGAAATAATGCCATGGCATATATCTACCCAGCACCAGGCGTTGCCAATGTTGAAGCAACTTTAACTTTGACAACTTCAGCAGCCTCAGGCCCTATCAGCATGCCTGCCCTACAGGATGTGACCATCAACAACTCAAACGATGTGTTCACCTGGACTCAGTTAGACGAATCGTCTAAACTACAGGTTGCTACCACAGCAACCAACAGTATTGCTATGAACTGTGTTCTTGAAAAAGAAACATTCTTTGGCAATGCTTCAGCCACAGCAGGCTCAGCAGCCAAACTTGGCGTGTTTGGTCTATCTAAAGACAAGCCACTCGTGGGCTTCAGTCTCTACATGGGCGACACTTCAACAGGTGCTACAGGTCCTACCATCACTGGTAGTGCTTATATCACTGGATTGGCACCAACCGTTAGTGCTGATGCTCCTGTGTGGGTCTCACCAATCACCTTGACAGTGACTGGCGACTACACTGTGACCTAAAAACACTGAGCAGGGTTAGCCCCTGCTCTTTGTTGATTGATAGACGAAAGATTTATGGATATATTACGAAACAAAACTGACCTGGAACTGGCACAAAGCCTCTTGGCTGAAATAGCCAAATCCACCAACGAACTACGCTGTGCCACTGCTGACATTGGCAAAGCACACAGCCGCTTGAGTTTTCTTGTTGCACTCAGCAACGAAATGATTGAAAGAACCAAAGGACCTACAGATGAAACTCTCTGAACTTGCAAAAAAACCCCTACTGATTGAAGTCACCATTGACGATGCAGATATCGTTGAACAATACGGTGAAGCCCTGACCTTCTGGACCTGGGATCGCCAACCCATGGATGTGTTCCTTAAACTGGCCAGTTTAAATCAGAACGACACTGCAAGTGTTATCACTGCTGTGCGTGAACTGATCTTGAATGAAGATGGCTCACAGGTCATGAGTGCGGACGCAGCATTGCCTACACCAATCCTCATGAGAGTGATTACCACAGTGGTTGAACGCCTGGGAAAGTAATAAACGCAGAACTTGATCCCAATAGTGCGGATCTGCGTCGTTGTCTTGTGTTAGACAACTTGGCCACTCGTTATCATCTGTTGCCCAGCCAGGTATTGGCCCAGGCTGACACTCTTGACTTCTTGGTCATGGATGTGAGCCTGGCCTACCAGCGTTATGAACGCGAAAAGTCAGACGCCAAGGCCAAAGGTGTAGCACCTCCAGCACCCAATCTACCACTAAATACCCTACAGGAAATGGTTGAAAGGATCAAGAGATGAACCAAAAAGTCCAAGACAAAATGACTGCGAGATTAGCCAGGATTCAACAAGAACTCCAGGCTGTTCCAGATCAAATCTACAAATATTGGCTGAGTCAGACTCCTATCAGAACTGGCAATGCCCGCCGTAGAACACGACTCAACGGCAAAACTATCCATGCAGCCTATCCTTATGCTGTGCCTCTTGACGAAGGCAGCAGTAAGCAAAGTCCAAGAGGTATGACTCAGCCCACAGAAGAATACCTTGCACGAGTTCTCAAACGCATCATGAGGAAATAACATGGCTGATCTAACCTATACCGCCACGCTGGATGATAAGATATCACCTGCACTGGCCAAGATACAAACACAAACCAAGAAGACCACAGAGTTGTTTGGCCGCTTCCAAACAGCCTTGGCTGGCTTGGCCATTGGTGCTGCCATACAAAGTGCATTGCAGTTTGCTGATGCCATTGTGGACATCAGTGACGCCAGTGAGATAGGTGTTGCCAATGTGCTGGGCTTTGGTAAGGCAGTAAGCCAACTGGGCGGCAACACAGAAAAAGCACAAAACGCTATCAGCAAGTTTGGTCTAACTGTTGGCGAAGCAGTGAATGGTGGACTGTCTGCACAGAACAGTTTCCGTGACCTTGGTATCACACTGAATGATCTGGCCAAGTTAGACACACAAGGCCTATTTGATCTCACACTCAAACGCCTGAGTGAACTGGACGATGTCACACAACGCAACAGGATCAGCAGTGAACTGTTTGGCAAGACCTTGCGTGGTGTTGATCTCAAGAATCTTGCATCATCATATCAGAATCTCACAGCAGCCTCAGCCAAGTATGCTGAAGATGTGCGTCGTGGTGCTGAACTACAGGACAAGTTGGGTGCGGCGTTTAGCAAACTCAAACTGGAAATACTCAAGGCATTAGAACCACTAATCAACTTTATCAATGAACTCAAGCCTGAACAGATTGAAAAGTTTGTGGAAGCAGTGGTCAAGATTGGTGGTGCCGCAGTGGCTATCTCAACCTTGGCATCAGCATTCAAAGGACTTGGAGCCGTATTAGGATATACTGCCGCACTTGCAGTGAGTCTGTGGGGAACCTTTAAACTTGGATTGTCAGGCGTGGCAACTGCTGGAGCCAGTCTGTCAAGAACCTGGACCATATTTACTTCACAGATGGGCTATGCCTGGCGTGCTCTGGTAGCAGCCATTGGAACAGGAAGTATTGTAGCCGTATTCAGTTCACTTGGAACAACCATCAGTGTGCTTGCTACCAAACGCATACCTTACCTGGTTGCTGGTCTTGGTGCTGCCATCCTGGGCTTTGGTCGCATGATTCCATTGATAGGCACTGTGATCAGTGTGTTGGCACTGGTGAATGAAGGCGTGAAACTGGCCTTTAATATAGATCCTATTGATTGGTTCCTTGTGAAGTTGGGCAAAGCCTATGAAGGATTTAAAAACTTTATAGGACTTGGGTCAGGCAAGGCTCTCACAATCACACCTGCAGCCCCAGACCCAAGAGATGGTGCTCGTGGTCGTGGTGATCCAAAAGAGATTGCCGCTCGCAAGGCCTACACTGAAGAACAAAAACGCCTGAATGATGCTGTGGCTGCTGAAAAAGCCAAGCAAGCAGAAATCAGAAAAGAACTTGATCTCAAGATATCTGCCATTAGACAAGGCACAGAAGAGTTTAGAAAAGGGCTGGCTGACCAGGTCAAAGCCGTAGAACTCAGCGGCCAGTTGATTGGCAAAAGCGAACTGCAAAAAGAAATCATGCAGGCCACAGCCAGCATTACCAAAGAGGCTGCGGACAAAACACTTGAGTTAGGCAAGGCCATGAGCCAACTCAAAGGTGTTGAAAAAGATGAACTAACACCTGTGTATCAAGCACAGATAGCAGCCATTGAGATCTTGAGAAAAAGCAAAATACTTGAGATTGAAGAAGCACTCAAAGGCAATGCCATGCTCAAGGCCAGTGAAGACCTACGCTTGTATGGCATCAAAGAACAACAACAAGCACAAGATGATCTATTAAAGATCCGTAAGGACCTGGCACAGATTGGTCTTGGTGATAGTGCTCGCCAACAAATGGATGTGGCGGCTGCGGCTGATGAACGAGCCAAAGCAGAGATCCGTGCTTTAGAAGCCAGTCGCGGTGTGCCATTGATTGAAGAAGAAAAGAACAGGATATTTGAAATATCCAAACAACAACTGGGTGCTGTGGCAGCAGCCACACTGCAACTGAGTCAGGCTCAGGAAAAATATGCACAAAGTCAAGCAGCCATCAACTTCAATCTCAAGAGTGAATATGACCTGCAGGACAAAGTGTTGGGTCTACAAAGAGAAATAGCAGATGTTGGATTGCTGGGCATTGAAAAGTCCTATCGTGACATTATCAGAGCCACAGAAGACAGTGCTCGTGCTGCCATTCGTGCAGAAGAAGATCGCCGCAGTGCTATTGCAGGCACACGAGTCATGCTTGATCCTTCAGAATCAAAAGCATACTACGACAATGCCAAAAAAGGTTCAGAAGAACTGATCAAATCACAGAAGAAACTGTATGACAGTTCAAGAACATTCTCAACAGGTTGGAGCAATGCATTCAAACGCTATGTGGAAGATGCTACCAATGCAGCCGCAAGAGCAGAACGCATGTTTGCCAAGTTCACACAAGGACTGGAAGATCTCATTGTGGATTTTGCCAAGACAGGCAAGTTTGAGTGGCAAAGTTTTGTAGACAGCATGCTGGAAGAACTCTTACGCAGTCAGATCAAAGAAACCATGGCTGGTCTTGGATCCGCACTGGGCTTTGGCGATTTATTTGGCGGAGCAGGTTCAGCCAATGCAAGAGGCAGCAGTGCCAACAATCCAATGTATGTGATAGATGTTGCTGGCGGAAACGGCGGCGGCTTGATTGGCAGTTTAACTTCTGGCAACAACAGCATGATGTCTGGTGGAGGCATTGGTGGTGGTATTGGATCCAGTGTGATTGGCGGTCTTGGCGACATTATTTCCACAGCAGGGTCCTGGCTAAATGAAAACTTGTTTGGTGGATTCTTTGCCAATGGTGGATCAATCCCAGCAGGCAAGGTTGGTATCGTTGGTGAAAACGGTCCAGAGTTTGCGGCTGGTCCTGGCACAATCATGCCCATGGGCGGTGGTGGTAGTTCAGTGACCTACAACATCAATGCTGTAGATGCAAGAAGTTTCCAGCAGTTGCTGGCTCAAGACCCAGGATTTGTTCATGCTGTGGTCCAACAGGGTGCCAGAGGCATCCCACAAAGGAGATAACACATGAGTTTCCAATGGATATTTGATGGTGCTGAGACTCTGAGTCTTGACAACCTAAAGGTAGTAGGAACCACCATCACAAGAGATGGCACAGTGCGTTCAACCAGTCGCGGAGGACAGGTATGGCGATTCACAGTTAAACTACCTGACGGTCCTCGTTGGAGTGAATATCGTCAGAACATTGCACTGTCACAAGCCCTGGATAGAACTACCACAAGCACAGTGCAGATCAATGACGCAGGCTACAACTCCTGGCTCACTGTGTATCAAGGCAACAGTGTGAACAGCACAGGATTCTTTGGAACCTGGGTGCAAGGTGCTACCACACTCACACTCACAACTTCGCCAACCACTTCAAGTGGTTTCAAGTTCAAAGCAGGTGACCTAATACAGTTGGGATCTGCAGGAAAAGTTTACCAAGTTGCTGCCAATGTGGCCTACAACTCAAACACTGTGACACTGCACAGACCCATCATTGATGCCACACAGGCGTCAGCCACTGCATTGCCAGTTGGTATCAATGTGACCTGGACCGTGATCTGCACAGAGTTCCCGCAATGGACCATATTTGCAAGAGATCAGGTCAGTTGGTCTGGACCATTTGTTTTCTATGAAAGTCTGGTATGAGCACAAATCTTTCAGCATACCCAGCAATCTGGACCAGTCTATTTGTTAGGATAGATGTGGTTGATTACCAGGTGTTGAGATTTAGTGACTTCTATAAACCTTACACCATCAACGGTGAAAGTTATGCCAGCCTGGGCAGTCTTATGGATGTGACCAGTAGCGAAAGCCAACTGAGACTTAGTGAACAAGAAATCACCATCACACTCAGCGGTATTCCCACCACAAACATTGATGCAGTGCTGGACCAAAAGATCAAAGGCTCACCTGTGGAAATATATCGTGGCTTGTTTAATCCCAACACAGGTGCTGATCTTGTGAGCCCTGTAGGCAAGTTCTTGGGCATTGTGAACAACTTTGCATTGCAGGAAGACTGGGACAACGAGTCAAGATCCAGTAGTGTCACAATCATCCTGACCTGTAGCAGTCTTATAAGTGTGCTGGCTACCAAGTTAGGCGGAAGATTTACCAATCCAACTGATCAGCAGAAGTTTTTTCCAGCAG